TGAATAAAACTTTAAAAACATAGCTTCATTCTTAACCCTTTCTAGTGTGTTGAATATATCATGACTTTTCAAATCTATAATATCCTTATCAATTGTTTTCTTAAACTTTATATTTGTTAAGATCGTGCTAATTGGCTTCCTAAAAAAGTACATAGCACCTAGTAATATAATTGCAAAGAATAGCAAGTAAGGTGGTAAGTTAGACTGTGTAATGTACTTTATGAACTCCATTATTCAAAAGGGTTAACCTGAACCTTTGGCTCGTATATAATTAAATCTAAATCCTTAACCCAAAGATAATCATTATTATCACAATAATTCATTTCCTCTATGGAAATCACCCAGTTGTCGTTTAAGTCCTGAATAGGATTGAAATAAGAATCCGTAGTGTACTGTTTACCAACTATTAAGTCTTTTTGTTCAATAGTTAATAGACCTACATAGGTAGTCCATTCTGCTTGTGTTATGTCTGTTAGTTTCATATTACTTGGCGAGATAAAGTGGTTTGGAATGCTTGTACGGCTGTGTAAAAATTAGCTGCTTCACCATCTGTTAAACCGTTATGTATAGCATTAAATGCAAACTCTTCATCGTCTGGGAATTGTAAAGAATTTTGCCATGACAACCCACCGATAAAAAATTTGTCACCAGCTGCTCCCGGTAATCCAGTAGAAGCAACAGCTCCATTCCCTAAAGATGTCCCGTTTCTGAATAGTTTAGAATAAGCGGACGTACTTCTTGACGCAGTGAAAAACCCACGTGAATCAGTAATACCTGAATAAACATCGCCAGCATAAACAGTGGTAGCAATTCTGGTTTGCATATTGTTTCCAGTATATCTTGCATAAAGCATAAATTGATAATTTGAAGCATTATAAACACCACAAGGAACTCCAGCAGAAATACTTAACCGATTAGTCCTTGAATAATAAGAAAATCCACAACTATTTTGAGTCAAAGAAACACTTGGGAGTAAATAAGTATCAGCATAAGCATTAACTCCATTAGGTAAAGCGCCTGTACTTGAATGAGTCCAACCACCATTAAACGTCAATCTAAACGCTGCATTTAAATCCCTTGCATCCAAAAAATTAAATTTATGTTTTGCAGCAGTTCCACCAACCATTGGATATAAAGCTTTAATCTTAGAAGTTAACCCGTAAGTATTTAAATTATTTTCAAGAGTATTTAATGCGCTTATGATAGTAGTATCAGTTTCAGACGTTGCCGCTATCCATGCAGTAGTTAATGCACCTAATGGAACTCCACTCTTAATTAAATGATGATAGTAACTCATATTAAGCTGGTTTCGTTATCCAATATTCAACTCTCGTTCCACTCACCCACTCAGCAAAGATAATATTCAAGGTCGAAGTTGTGTAAGTTCCTGTACCTATCAAAACCCACCCAGCTGGAACGGTTGGAGCGGTTGCCTTGTTATGGTATATCTTTTGAATATATCCAATCTTAGCATTAGTTAAATCGTCTGTTAAATTAGAAGCTGAAGGACTCGCGGGAGTATTCCAAACTACAGGCACGTCGAAAGAAATAACCGACCCCGTTGTAGCTACTGTTTTTCTAGGGAAAATAGTATCAAAGTAAGCTAGTAAAGTAGTCTTAAAATTAGACCATGATAGCTTCTTTGTAGTCGTTCCCGCACTATCTGTAATCGGTACAACATCTGCATCTATAGGAGTTGTTGTTGTTGTAAACGTATCTACTAAAGTTTTTAAATTGGTTGATGTTAACGTAACTTGGTAACCGCTTAAGTCTTGGTCTCCCGTATTAGTTCCTGAAGTATTACCTAGTAAAGTACTTTCTGCACTTGTGATAAGTCTTTCTCCTGCAACTTTATCTACTTTATCTGCTAAAGCGTCAAATACCCCGTTAGATTCTACAGCCTTAACACTTCCATCAGTTGGTACGGTGTCAATAGTTTGTAATTCCCAAACAGCAGTAGCGGTTGTTGAATCTGTGCAAATGTATAAATCCCCATTATCTAATATCCAACGTGAACCAACATAAAAGCCTTGTGTGTCATCATTGGTATTATCTGGAATACTTGTAAATTTATGGTTAACCTCTCGTATTAAAAGACCGTTACCGTCCATCACATACTGACTTCCAGCTTCCCATTTAAGTTCATAACCAACTGCGCAAATTTGAGCAATACCACCACCAGCACCTGAATCAATTGTACCCTCTCGTAGTCTTGAAGTATTATTTAATAACACACCAACACCGTCCCCAAATTGAATATCTAAATCTGTAGTATTTCCTGCAGTTACAACGCTTTGAAGGTCTTGGTCGCCTGTATTCGTTCCACTAGTATTACCCAACAATGTAGCTTCAGCACTAGTTATTAAACGGCTTCCAGCTTCTTTGTCAACCTTATCATCTAATGCCGTTTGTGTAGCTGTAGATATTGGTTTGTTTAAGTCGGAAGTGTTATCCACATTTTCAAGACCCATATCTGCCTTGCTAAATGTTATATTAATGTTATTCGCCATAGTATAAAGATATTAATAATTATTTAATTTTTACGGTAATTTATCTATTGTTAAAAAAATACTTGGAGTTGCGGGTCTGTCAGGTGTTGTTTCTACTCCTGTTGCTAATAATCGTAAATGTACATCATTACCACTCATCCAAAGTTCAACATAATCATTAGCGTTTAAAGTGAATGGTATTGAAATAGTTAACCTTTTTTGGTCGTTACTATTAACAACTCTAACCTTACTATTTGAATTTGCTAAATTAGTTCCGTTTATTTTTATCCAAATATCTAGTATTTTATTAGCTCCACTTTGTAATTCCGTTTGTGCTGAAATATTAGCTATAAAATCACCACCTTCTAAAACTGTAAATCTAGAACTAGAAGTTTGTGTTATTTTAGCAGCAAAATCTAATGTATTAAATGTAATTACTTGTGGAGTGTTTGCAACTGCAATAGTTTGAATAGTTGTATCTAATAAAGCTATATGTGGAGTTATATTTGACTCAAAGAAATTGCTTACACTTATCTCTGTATTCTTTTTACTTTGGCTAGTTTGTCTTACTAGTATAGTGTCATCACTTGCAAGCGTTGTAAGTTGTTCTGTAAATGCTAAGTCGTTTATAAAGTTTTTCATTAGCTTAATGTTGGAATAGTGAACGTACTATTTAAGTTACTGTTAACATAAACATTGTATGTAGTATCTGGTAATGTATAAACGTCACCACTTGCAGCCGTATGCGTAAACGAACCATCCGAGTTTATTATAATAACGTCCTCACACATTTGTATATTTGCAGACGTTTCAAAGTCGTAACCCATCATAGGTAAATTACAAATACTTTGATTGTCGTATATTGTAAATGATATTGCTAAAATCCATCCAGCGCTTTCATCTGCACCTTTTTCTAGAAATTTACTTGCCGTTGCGCCCGTTATCTTACCAATGTTTTGCCATCTAGGGCTTTTACTAATAACTTCGTAAACATCTCTAACAACTTGCAAAGTATCGCTTTCAGTATCGTTTAAATTGCCTTGTCGACCATTTTTAAAAAACTTATCAGCTACAATTATATTAATAGTAACAGGAATAGTAACCTTTTCTAAACTATTTCCCGTAACAAAGCAACACATTAAAGGATAAGTAACCGCCTTGTCTTGGTTTATAGCATTTAGAAAGTCACCCCAATAGTAAGTATTAACCTGAAGGTGTGCGTCTGCAATTGCTTGTAGTTCTGTATTAAGATTATTTAAAGTTTTCTTCATTTAAAATAGATATTACTTCTAGTTTTACCTAAGTCTGGTTTTATTCCTTCACCGCCATCCGTTAAACAACTATAAAAAGAGTCAGGATTTGAGAAATATTGATAGTATTCAGGATATAGAACAGAATTGTATTTTAAATATTGTATTAACTTTTGTCTATAGTGTTCAAATTTTGATCTAAATGAATCCTGAAGTCTATTTATTTCGCTTTCACTTGCACCCCTTAGAAACTCGTCGTTTGTTATTCCTGTAGCCTTGTTTCTAATTTGATATGTAGTCATAACAACGGCTTCTAAATTACAACCCATAGCAACTACGGGAATAATATATTTATCCATTAAAATAACCTCATCAGCGTTAAGATTATCTAGGTCAATACCTTCTAGTATTCTAGTGTACAAAGACGTGCCTATAATAGGCTCTATCATTGTGTCTTGTACTATCTTAATAGTAGGTGTTAATATACTATCTTCAACATTTCCATGAATTAAAGAAAGTTGTTTAAGATTATATGCGTTTATTAATAATGCTGTACTCATTTTATTTAAAGATTACGTTTTGTTTCCAAAAATGTCGGCATGAAGGAGTATTTATATGTGTTTCAGGGTTATGATACCAACCGCCTCTATAACTCCATACGTCACGTTTAACTGCTGAACCAATATTATCTATTTCCTCTCTAGTATAAACTTTATCCATTCTTACCAATGTTTCGCAAAATGGTCTAGTTCTATTATCAGGAAGTATAGAATCCCCATCCACGTTTGGTCTTTTCTCATAAGAATAAACAACGCTTATCTGTTCACGGTTTACAATCTCTTGAAGTCCTTTGTCGGTAACGTTACCACCATCTAAATAACCATTATTTTGCAATCCTACAATTATCTTTGAAACTTCAATAGGTTTCATGTCTAAAGCTTTTACAATTGCATCATAACTTTCACCATTTGAAAGCATGGATAAGATTCTATTTTGATTATCGTTAACAGCAAATTTGTCTTTAAAAAAGCCTTCGATAATTTCCTCTTCTGTTTGGTTTTTAAATTCACTAGATTTTAATATTTTCACATCGTTTTTAGAACGTCCACAACTTACAAATAAATCTAGTATTTGCGTTTCATTGTCTTCTGCTGATAACTTTAAATCTACCGGTACAATTGGCTCAATAACTTTATCAAATAGTTCATATTCATTAAAACTAATTTCTCCAGTCATTCCGTTAAGTTCTGAAAGTACATAGTTCAAAGAGTCTGCTATATTCTTTTGTCTTTTCTTTATGTATGTACGATTGAATAGTTTAAAGTCATTTTCTAAGTCTTGTGAAAACATAGAGTTGTCTTGAATGTACCCAAACATTTTAGGGTTAATAACAGAATGCGAAATAAATATCTTTTTAGAAAGTCCAACCTCTGTACTTTCATAACGCTTATCTAGGTCATTACCGTTTAATTGTACGATACTAGGCTCTCTATCTTTACCGTCCGAGAAAGTAACCGATACACCGCCTTGTTTACGCTTATCTGTAGCGTTTAATTTAAGGTCATATACTATCTTTTCTGCTTGTTCTTCACTTTCTGGTATTCCATTGTTCAAAGATATTAATGTACCACCCTTATATCCGTTAACAACCTCTGATAATCTAAAGAAATTAATCTCAATATCGGTTAATATTGAATCAATACCACCGCTGTACAATGGAATAGGGTAATATCCTGAAGTTAGCTTTTTAGTTTCTAGTATAAACTGTCTAGATTTAGCTTTTACAAATAAAACGCATTCTTTTGTTTCACTTGTACGGTTAAAAAAGCTAGTGTATTCTTTGAATTTAGTTTTATCATTTTGTCTAGACGTTGCCCAATTCTCAGAATAATAGTATATAGTTCCGTTTTCATTAGGTCGCATCAACTCAAAATCTAAGTGTTCTAATTGCCACTTTTGATTTAATGAATCATATACGCATTTAATGTAATAACCGTTAATAACTTCTTGGTCTAGTGAGTACATTTCGACAAGTTCGTCTAGTGTATATTTAGATCGTCCATTTTTATTAATCTCGTCCCAATTTTCAACACCTTCATAGTTTAAACCAGCACCCGAAATAAAAGTATTTTTAGAGTTGATTATACCTCCATGAATAGGACTGTTAACATATAAAGACCATAAAAATTGAGGGTAAAGGTTGTCGATTCCCCATTTTACCCACCCTTCTTTGGCTACTGTTTCAACGGGGTCAATGATTGCAACCTCTCTAAATGTGCTAAATGTCCTAGCTGTTTGTTTCTCCTCCATAAATATTTGATGTTAATGTAGGCTCAAAGCTTGCTGGCACTACTATAATGTTATCTATAACTCTTACTTTACCTATCTCGCATTGAATACCTAGTGAATAATCTAAAGAGCCCCCGTTAGGCATTTGATAGACTCTATAGGTATAATCTCCTAACTTTGCGAATGTAGCATCTACACCTTCCAATAAATTAAACAAATTATAACGTGCTGTCGACTCATTTAAATCATTTAGATAGCAAAATATTTCTTGTCTACCTTCGTCTTTAGTAAACCTAAAAAGCCAATTAATATCTAGTGTTTGGTCTTCAAGTTCTGACAATGTCAAAGCTATAATGTTTAAACTAGATTTCGTTATTAAAATTGTCATAGTTCAAAGATACAAAAAAAACCTTATTAAGATTAATTCTCAATAAGGTTTTAATTAATTTATTATTTCTAATTAAGAAACAGGGTCTAATAATGCTGTAATTAATCCTGCAGCAATTTTATTAGGTCTATTCTTTTCTTTACCAGATAAAGTTAAAACGTTACCGTTTGCATCTTCATAAGCTTGTCCAGAATCTCTAACACCTGAAACACTCGCCCCGTTAGTTTCGTAGAATACTTCGTAAGTCCCATCGTTCAATTCTACAGCAAAAGTAGTTCTAGCGATTTCTAAAGCTTCAAGGTTTACAATATCAGTTGCAGTATTACCGCTCAACATCATAGTTCCTGTTTGCTCGTATGCAACTGATTGATTTTTTCTATCTCCGATTTTCGTGGCTGTAAATTTAGACGTCTCCATTTCAACAAAAAACTTGTGGATATATTTACCAGCTGCTAAAGATAAAGCTGAAATAGTACCATTTGCCTTTGTGATTGTAGCGTCTGCAGTATTCCAAGCGTAGATGGCTTTTACACCGCCTACGCTATCACATACTGCGTTCTTTCCTTCTAGGATTTCACACATAATTCAGTAATATTAAGAGTTTAACAAATGAAGTCTAACAAAGTATTGACCCCATACAATTTGAGTACCTAATCTAAATGAAGCTTCAGCTTTCAATTTATCGTTATAAGCGTCGTACTTAACTTCAAAATTCATGTCATCTAAAGAATCAACACCTAAGAAAGTTAAATCTAAAGGAATAGCGTAAATTTCAGATTTACCATCTAACTCTGGCAAAGTAACAACTTCAACATTTGTACCAGGAAGGATAAAAGAAACACTAGATTTAGTATTAGTAACAACTACATGATCATATTGATTAGCAGTATTCCAAGCAGTAATTGCTTTTCTAGCTTCAGTACGTCCTGTATATAATTTGATAGTCATTTCGTTATCAAACAATTCAGTAGGTATTTTATCATGTACTCCTAGGAATTGGTCATAAGCGTTTGTAGATGTCATTGTAGCATCAGGTGCATCGTAAGTTAATACATCTGCATTGTTAACTAAGATATGACGTAAACCATTCATCAAAACTAATTCAGGGTCGATTGAAGTAGTGTCACCAGAAACAACTACTAACTGAGCTTTACGTTGTAACAATTTACCAAGGTAAGCACCTAAAACAGTTTCTAAGTCTGCAGGTAATTGACCGTCTTGCATTTTCAAACCTAACTTGTTTAAGATTTGAGTCATTTTACCGTTTAAGTCTTCATTACAAAATTCAATACCCATGTACAAAGGTACAGTTGTAAGGTCAGCTTTTGTAAAGATAACAGAACCATCAGGAGAAGGAGTACAAGCAACTTTAGCTTGAAGCGTTACATCTGAATTTAACAAAGCAATTTCTTTCGTTCCTTTAACATCTGACTCTAAAGTCAAAGAACTTAAAAAATCCGAGTTATTAATCAAGTCTGTAATTACTACAGGCATTGTGTTGTCAGTCCATGCTGGTAATCCAACTACATCGTAATCAAATTTTTCTTTAAGGGCTTTACCCAATTTTCCAATTTTATTCATCTTTATTTATTTTTAAATTTAGTTTTTAATATTTTTTAGGATTTCGTTTGCTGTCATTTTAGCAACTTCTTTAACTCCCGTTTTAGCTTCACTTTGAAACTTGCTCACTTTCTCTTCTTTAATCTTTTTAAGTTCTGAAGTCAATTCTTCAATTTTAGCAAATGTAGCCTCTAAAGTGCTTTTCATTACTTCAGCAACTTCTGCAAGGATTGAATCTTTAATATCAGCGCTCATCTCAGCATCTTCAACTATAACATCTTCGATAGCAGAAATTAAACCACTTTCGTTAACAGAAATTATAACTGTTTTGCCGTCGATATCACATTGATACTCTAACGCTGGAGCTGGCAACTTATCGCCATTCTCATCAATTACGAAGATAGGCGCATCAATTGCTAGTTCACCCTCATAAGTCAGCACCGTGCCGTCTATTGATGTAACCTCCGCAAATGATGAAACTGTTTCTTCTGTAACTGGCACATCTTCAAACTTGCTTTTTCCAAAGATCAAATTGAAAAGTGACTTTCCACTTACTTCTTTTTTGTTCATCTTTTGTTTATTATTTGTTTTTATATTTACTTGTATTCTGTCAAATATTCCTTCGACACTAAAACCTTGAAACTTCCCACTTTTTACTTCGTTCCATAGTTGGTCATTCTCTACTTTGTAGGAAGCTATCCAAGTACCGTCTTGTAGATTCTGTTTACTAAATTCGATAGGCGCGTTAATACCACGCTTTGAATCAATAAAGAAACTTTCTAGCATTATAGCACCGTTTACTTTATCGTTTTCATTGTGCATTTTATTCACATTGTTCCCAAAACTATTCTTAAAAAACTTTAAAACAATTTGTTTAATCGTAGCAACGTCAAAGAAAACTTGATGTTCTCCAATATCTGGACTGTTTCGGTAAATCAAAGTATTTGCGCTCATCATAACACCCGTTACAATTCTTTGCTCTTCTTTAAATTTATAAGGCATAGATTTATCAAAAGCAATAAAAGCTTTTAAGTGGGCTGGAGTATCCACGAACGCGTTATAGTCTACGCCCGTCTCGTCATTGTCGTTAATTGTAAGCTTATAAATTGGTAACATAATATAAAGTTATTAATTAAAATTGAATTATTTACATTTTATTTAGATTAATTCTAAATAGTGTTTACACTAACCTCCAAAAGTAGACAATGCACTAGCTGCAGCCGAGGCATCCATAACGGCTTTTATTTCAGAATCTACAACGGTTACTTTTATTCCAGTTGCATTATCTGTAAGTCCAACACTTGACACTTCGCTAGTAGAACCCGCGCCAAAACCACCACCACCGCCTTGAGCGTCATTACTTGGAGCTGGTGGCGGTGCAATATTACCGCTACCTCCGTCGAACTTAGTGCTTGCTATTGCTGCTATTTGTGCAATTCCTGTAACTGCAGAGAATACAGAGAAAGGCGCTCCAAATGTTAATGGACTTGCAGCAACTGATTTACTTATAGCTTCTGCTGTATTTATCGAAACGCTAGCAATCTTTAAAGCCTTGTCTCTGTTAAACGCTTTCTTTTTAATCTCTAATACTTGCGCCTCTGTTAAGTTTTGATTCTTTAATTTATTAGCATCTAATTGGTTTTGTAAATCGTTTAAAGCATTTAAAGAAGACATTGTAGCATCTGCATACTTTTTAACGTTATCTATCTTTTTAACTGTAGCGTCCTCCTCTACTTTATCTAATTCAGCTTGTCTTTTCTTTTCTAGTTCTACAGTATCAAGCCCGTATTGTTCAGCGGTTGCAATAAGTAAAAAGTATTTATCATTTATTGAATTTATTTCGTTTTGTGCAGAAGTATTAATAGTTTCCTGATAAGTTGTGTAAAAGTCCTCTTCAGCTTGTGCTTGTATATCTAAAGCATTTTTTCGGTCTTCAGTTTCTTTGTCTGTAAACTCTTTGTTTATTAGATATAATTTTTGTGCTTGTGCTTGTTTAAGTACCGTAGTGTCTTGTCCGTTTTTTTCAGCTTGTGAAATTAAATTAAAATAATAATCATTAACATCTTGGGTGTCTTTTTGTCTTTGATTTAATAAAGAGTCATAGTATTCTGTTTCTGCTTGTTCAATTTCTTTTAAAAAATCATTCTCCAGCTTCTTAAGGTTTAACAACCTTTCACGTTCTTGTTGAATGTGTTCTTTGTTTCTTTCATCACGTTTCTTTTTAGCTTCATCGGAACTTGTTTTTTTTGCTTCTGCAATTGCTTTATCATTAGCAGTTTCTAATACTAGTTTTTCATGTTCAGCTTGTTTTATTTCAAATACTGTTTTCCATGCTTCTGTTCTTTCGTATTTATTATTTTGATCTAGTGATAAACCTTTTATTTTTAAATTCTGTATTCTTGCATTTGCTAACTCTTGCTCTTTAAGAAACACCTCTTGCTCTGTAGCTCCTTTAGCTTTTAGTATGTCAATTTCTTTTTGAATCATGTTAACACCCCCTTGTTGATTTGCTCTTATTTTTTCAGATTGAGCTACAACTTTAAGAATGTTCTCTAAACTTTTTTTATTTGCTTCATTTAATTTAACTTGTTTTTCTGCAGCCTCAGAAGCCGAATCTCCAAAAGCCCCCATAGCTGAAGCAACAGCTACTAACCCCGCAATTATTGCAACTATAGGTAAAGCCATCCATGCAATTCTTTGTAGTTTTAATGAAGTTGTAACAGCTGTATTTGCTGTTGCTTCGGTAAACGTATACGCTATTTTTATTTTATTTAATATTTGAGTAGCTTTTAACCTTACTAAACTTTCCTTTTCAAGTGTAGCGCGTATTTGTTCAAGTCCTGCTAAAACAGCTTGTATAGCTTGTAGTTTAACTAATGTTTTTTGTAGGTTTTTATTCTCATTCCCAAATAAAGCCATAGCACCTTGAGCAACTGCATAACCAGCAGCAACCCCTGAACCAACTTGTATAGCTGTTTGCATATTACGCCCGTCATTTGCGTTTGCATTTATTTGCGTCCCTAAATCTGCTAACCTATCCTTTAATTGACCCGCCTTTCTTATAGCTTCTTGACCTATAGGGCTGTCCTCTCCAGCCATTATTGCAATAGTAGCGTATTCCTTAACAGCTCTAGCAAGTTGCTTTATAGATAACTCACCACTCTCAACTTTTCTATTCAGTTCCTCAAATGCTCTTGCTGAATCAGTAGTAGCAACCTTTACCGTTGAGTTAACTTCTTTTAACGCTTTGTCTACGTTGTTGATTGCAGAAACACTATTACCAGTGTCGACCGTGGTCTTAAAAACTATTTCTTCAGCCATTAGTTAATAGTTATTTTAATTGATAAATTATCGATAATTGCATCTGTAAAAACTCCACCTTCATAAGTGTATAATTCAACGGCATCTGCTGACTTTCTATAAAAGTTATAAACCCTATCGTTAACCATTGGTGTTCCACAATAACACTCTACTTTGTTTATGGTAAAAGCACCTGATAATGTACCCATATATTTACCTACAGCTAACCTAGTCCATACAATTGCTCCTATAGTGTTTTCAAACTCTATTAAACTTGGCGCGCTTGTGCTTACTTGTGATATTAAAGCACGGTAATTTTTCACTAAAGGCTTTCCGTTAGCGTCTAGTATATCATTTCCTAAACGTGTGTATAATAAACCCGTGGCAATGTCTTGCATTAACTCACCTTCGTAAATATCGGTTACAATCCAGTCGCCGTTTCTATGGTCAGCACTTACAGGAACTGTTGCAACTCCTGTGCTTCTTTTACTTACTTGTCTTCTTTTAATGTCCATTATCCAAAAAATATATCACTGTAAATTAATGCGTCTTCAATACCTCCAAAACCAACACCAACATCTGTACCCGTATCTGAAGGAGAAAACTCGATGTCTACGGTTGGTAATTCCGTCCATGTTATAGTACCAGTTACGGGGTTATTGGCTTGTATTATTTTTATTAATTCTATTTTTGTAGACTCTGATACGTTACTATCAAAATCCGTTATTTGATTAAGTCTATAAAGTACTCCGTTCCACATTACAGATTTACTAAAGTCTAAGCTATTAATATCGTTAACAGATATCTTTGCGTAAAGTTCTACTATCTTACTATCACGCCCCGTCATTTCCTTAACAAACCTTTCATGATATCTAGTGAATAGATTGTCACTTGTTACCGAAGTGGCTGCATAATCAAATAGTATAGGCATACCCCAATTTAAATCGAAGTTTGGACTTTCCCAATTATCAAAATGATGTACACTAGGGTAAGTTGTTAAATCTGAATAGGTAGCTGTATTGGTATCTGTTAATCTCCATGACCCACTTTTTAAACCATTCCATAAATACGTTCTAGGTTTACCTTTAAATGGCTTTACTATTCCCGTTTTAATATCTACGTCTATAATTCTAGGCGCTACGAATGGAAATATAGCATCTGTTGGCACTGTTTGAGCGTATGGTAATTGATAAACTCGCTCGCCTACTTGAAACGTAGATGGAACTGTGTACCAATGATTCCCATAATCTATACCAAAATAACCGAAATACTTTTTATTATCATAGTCTTGGTCTTTCATCCATTGATATTTGTATATTTTACCCTCAATTTTACTAGACGGCATTATATTAATATCTTTTGAATGGTCAACTATATCTGTAATGTCCCAAAATTCTGTAGTAGGTTGGTAAAAATCGTTTAAAGGTTCTATTTTAATCACTCCGTAAATATCAGGGTCACTAAAATAAAGGTTAGCCATTAACATTTCAGCTTCAAAGAATGTGCTAGCTTTCATATCTGGCATGAATCTACTAATATCTACTATGTCACCGTCTTGTAATGTAGCTTGTACACTTGTTAAGTCTGTAATGAAATTAGCACTAGAAGTTATACTTATCTCTAATGGTTCTATTCCTGAAAACATTGTGACGTCTAGCTTATAATCTAAATAAACTTGAAACCGCATAGTAATAACATCGCCAACATTTAATTGAATATTGCTATTATAGGTAAATGTATTTGCGTAAGTTGTACTAATATCGCCCTCTTCAACTAATTGAGAGTCTATTACAGCTCCATTTTTTAAAACTTCCCACTTAACATTAAATATACCGCCAGCGTTACTCATGGCCCCAAAATCAAAATGTACTTCTATAGGGTGTGATATATTTAGATTATATAAACCTTGTTTCTTTATAGTTATGTAATTGTAATATCCTGCTGGTGTATTTGTATGGTCTATATAGTATTGGTCAAAATTATCATGTACTAAAGTAGATGTGATACCGTCCCACGTTGCCAACATATCAATCCAATTATTAGCTAAGTATCTATATCTATTCGCATTGTCAGGGTCTACAGCTATATAAACATATTCTTTAACATTGCTTAAAGTACTAGTAAATTTAACACGTCTATTTGCAACCTCTGTAGATGGTAAAGATATTTTTTGACCGCCCCCAAAACCTATTAACTTCTTTTTGTATATTGCAGAATCTAAGTAATCAGACTCATGCGTTAAGTTAGCAACCTCTAAACATTTTGTGAATATTTCACGGGCATAAGTCAAAGGTATAATATCAGTTGTTGACCTCGTCGAATAAGCTGTATAACCGTATTCAACTAATCCGTAGTGGTATCCAAAACCATCTGGCAACCCCGCCGTGAAATTAACCGTATCAACTCCTTCTACTTTTACCGAAGTGGCAAATGAATTGATTACGTTTGTTCTATTTAATAAATGGTTATATTCAGACCAACCTAACTCGCTTATCTTTTTATCTCCTAGCTTCATGAATAAATCAATGAAGTTTGAAAACAAAGTACACTTAAACGAATAGTTACCATTTGATATAGTAACTTGATTTAATCTTAATAGTCCGTTAAAAACAAGTAAACCCTCTTTATAATACTTTGCTTTTACTCTTACCGTTGGGTCAAAGTTAAAACCGATTAAAGTAGTATTGTCAACTGTAGATAAAGCTAATTGATAAGCTGAACTAAAGAAAGCCATGTTTGAAGCCGTGCCAGGAATAACAACCTCTTTCGAGTAATTCCTTTTGCGCTTATTCGGTTCTTTACTATCTGCTATGGAAAAGTTTAAAGGAAATGGTACTCTATCATTTAAATCTAACTCCGTATTATTAACTAATAATCTATCCATTATAATAGTATTGATTTACGAATATTAGGAAGGGTAAGGTCGACCATCTCTGTTGTTTCTTCTACAAATCGGTCATTGCTTTCTTCATAAGAAGTGGACGCAATATTAACCATTTGTCTAGTAGCATCAAACATGAAAACAAGCGACGAAATATATGCCGACCTTACCAACCAATTCTGTGTATCTGAATCAATGTATTTACTAATTAATTTAACTTTATCTGTAGCTGTTTTAAAGTAAGAATGTACACCAGCATTAGACGAGTCTAAAACATAATTAACATCTACCCAACCGCCATATTGCTTTTCAAATGTTTTGGCTGTTATTTCAGATGAAGCTACTAAATTGTGTCCGTAGTTATAAACATCAAACGCGCCGTATTTGTTTAACCAAATCAATTCAGCTCCATTGTCGCAACCTCTATCAAAATACATTCTTTTAGTTTCACTAATTGGACTACTTCCTAAATCAGCTATGTAATAATCAACATAAGAAACGGTATCTAAAACGGGTTGTGTTAAAGTAGATAAATAGTTATCAGAATTAAGATTGAATTGTGTTATCTTAAAACTTGTGGCAGCATTATAATCTATAGCGGTTATTAGCGTATTACTTGAATCGTAAAAAGTTAAAATAATACCTATGTCCGTTTGATTATCTGTTATTATGTTTAAGTAATAATCTTTACCCTCAGGCAACATCAAAGTGTTTGGTGAATCTGTTAAAAATCTTTTAGTATTTGATGTACATTTAAAATCTGTATAATCAAATGTATCAAAATCGATAGGATTTAAACACGCTTTAAAAGGATATATCGTGGCACTTGTAGCATCAGCATGAAACCCTGGAGTAGTTCCGTAAAATTCTCTAATCTTAACGTATGCGCTTCTATAATTACTTGCATCGGTTACAATAGTGGAACTGCCTACAATAGCTACGGGTGTGATAGGTCTAATTATTTCGCTAATATCAAAATGAGAATAACCGCCGCCAATTTCAGGGAATACTTGATGAGATGAAATTAACACGGCATTAACATAAACCTCAATAATGTAGCTAAAGTTAGGGTTACCAATTGCACCGCTGTAGAAAGTCCAAATAATAGGATTATCTGAAGGTGTATATTTTTGTGGTGAGCTTGCTATTGTTACCGCCATGGTGATATAATATTTAATTTTATAGATTTACCTAGTAATTTTTGAATAGGTTTTTTAAGTACATTGATAAGTTGGTCATTAACAACATCCTCAAAGAATGGTCTAGCAATTTGACCTCGCTCAGTTAATCCTAATCCTTCAACGTGGCTTTTAGACACCCAATTAGATTTGCCATCTGTATACGTAATACCTCTATCTCTTTCCCAATTCTTTAAAGCGGCAGTCATTGAAACGCTACTAGCTGGAGCTGGCCCCCAACTTGGCGCACCTCGATTTACAACACTACCGTTAACTCCGTAGTTTACATACTTCCAATAGAAATCCATTGTGACACCAACACTAACAGATTTACCGTTGTATATTACCTTTGTAGGTTTTATACCTTGTGATAGGTTTCTACTAGCATCTATATCTCGCGCAGCTATTGCTTTACGTAAATCATCTATAACGTCCTGAGTGAGTTTTAATAGTAATGCAGACATAGGATTACCAGCCGTATTATTAAGTATAGCTTTAGAACTACCTAAATTTAACTTACCTAATATCTCAGCTTCTGTCATCTTCTAACTATTGTCTTTGTCGGAGGGTTGTCTTTTTTTATCTTATACGTAAAGAAGTTTACCCAGTTATTAAATGTAAAGATATTCATTTTTATTATATCTTTTCTATTTTCACCTAATTCTTTTGATAGATAAATTATGATTTCGTGCCAAGCCCAAACATTCTTAACTTCTTTCTTATCCTCTCTTTTAACTTTAGGCTTTCCATATAGTTGTTCATTAATCTTACGTCTCTGAGCAAAAAAAAACCCTGAAGCTCCACAAAGTCTATCATTTTAAAATGTTCTTTAAAATCTTCATACCTGGAGCTTATAGGGTAAAGCATGTTTTCATTTTCATCTATACAGCCGTAGACAGTTCCCTTAGGTATGTAATTAACACAAGCTAATCGTACAGGGTCATTTATAAAGTCTGAATTTTCTACGTCAATGTGGTAACCTATACCAACTTTCTTTTGGTCCACAAGTTGATACTCTATATCATTTACCGTTATAAATTCTTTGGGGTTACCATTTACTTTATATCCTTCAAATAAACTCATGCAATGACTAAACATTTTCTCAATGTCTTTATAGTTTATAGTTAATAACTTAGGCACTGATACCAGAGTAATATTAGCTAAGAATATAACCTTATCATTTAGTGTAATATTATCAACTTTAAAGTGTTCGTCACTAAACGCTTTTAAATGTCTTATCCTTAAATCGTTTATTGTCTTAGGTAGCTTTATTTCAAATTCAGTATTTCGTCGCATAGCTTAGTTTGTGTTTGTGAGTTTTTAATTTGTTCAGTATGTATATTTACTATTGTTCTTTGTTCTATAATCCAACCTTGAGAATGTGGTAACATAAACATTTTCTTTTTATCCTTCATTGCCTTGAGCGAAAATATAACATCGCTCATTTTTTTATGTTCAGAATCTAGTAAGCTTGTCGGGTTAAAATAATCTGTTTTAAATGCAGTTACTCCTGTTCCGCACACATCTAAATACATTCCATTGTTAACGGTCTTAAATGCGCTATAAGAATCATGACCTCTATAGTATTCCACTCCTATACCTTTCAATCTACGCCCGTGGTAAGTTACTATACAATTATGTTTGTCTATTGCTTGTATTGTTTTCTGTATGTAGTCGCTAGGGTAGATAATATCATCGTCACAACTGAAATAGTAAGACGGTTTAGTCACATAATTTAACCCGTAAAACTTTCCATTATCGGTTAAGTCGGTATTTAGTTCATTATTGTAAACTATTATCTTATCAACTTGACCTATTAAAGAGTCTATAGTCCTTTGTAATAACAATTCACGCCCTTTAAAAGTTGCTATTCCTACAATTATAGGTGTTCTAGTAAACTTATCTTTAATCGCTTGTATTTTTTGCGCTCGTTCACCTTGATTTATTCCTTTACCTAAGCTCTTTTGAGCGTCATGTCTACGGTAATTGTATAGAATCTTATCTGTATATCCTAACTTATAACCAGCATCTAACAGTCTAAGGTTTAAATCGTACTCTTCAGCACAA